GGTTACAGGAAAAATGGTAAATATGATTAAGTCGGGTATTATAGATCCACTACTAGTCACCAAGAGCGCTCTTCAAAATGCAGCTTCTGTAGCAACAACAATATTATCTACTGATTGTGTAATTAATAATTTAAGAATTGATGAAAGCAATAGGTAGAAATTTAATAATAAATAAAGCAAAAGAAGGGACTACTAAAACAACTGGTGGTCTCTTACTTGCTGAAAGCCAAAGAGACGATATACGTTATGTTCAAGCTACAGTAGTTTCTGCAGGAGACGAAGTAGCAGGTGTAAAAACAAATGATGTAATATACTTTGATCGTCACGCTGGTCATAAAATAGAAGTTGATAAAGAATCTTATCACGTTATAAAATCAGGTGACATAGTCGTTGTATTATGAGATTAGACGCTAGTGACATTAGAGAACTAAACCTCTTGAAACACTATCGCATTATAAGAAAATGGGCCTGTCGCAATAATGATTTAAACGATGCGGATCTAGAACTTCTTATATACCTTGATTGTATGGAGTTTTTCACTAAGAAAGACTTTGAGATGGGTGTTTATTCTTACAGCTGGGATAACCGCAGGTGGAATAGGTTGCTAAAGCAAGACTGGATTAAAGTCTGGAGACATAGAAACAGAACCACTCAAAAATACCATATATATAAAGTATCTTTTAAAGGTAAGCAGCTAATAAGTAGAATATACAGAATAATGCTTGGTGAAGAAGATATAAACACAGGTAGAAGAAACAAAATAATTAATGGCGAAACATACACTGATAAAGTTATGACCAAAGCTATTTACAATGTAAACAAAGATAAAAACAGATAAAATGGAAACACCATTAGATAAAGCGCTTGTAGGAAATCAAAAAAACCTACCTCAACATTTACAAGATGCTATTGAAGCAAGTCCAGCTACAATGATTAGCACTGGTGTAGCCGGTGTAGATCCAATGACAGGTATGCCTCAGCAAAATCAACTTGCACCAACAGCTATTAATCCTACTGCTCTAGGCTCTATGCAACCTCAAATACCTAGTATAGCAGGTACACCACAAGCTGGCTCATATAATAACGTAATGCCACAACCTGCTCAACCAGGTATGGCTGCACCATTAAATAAATATAAAAAATAAATTATGCATAAAACAGATCCAAATTACGATAAAACAATGGCATCTAAAAACACTCATGGTGTTGTTGGAGAAAATGCTATATGGGACGGACCATTAGATCAAACCGGAAGACCGCACGGAGTTGGGTCTAGTTCTGGTATTACAGGCATGCAAGTGCTAAAAGCTAAAAGCTACTACACAGGATTACCTATTACGCAATCTGCTAAAGTATATAAATAATGATTTCACCATTTTTAAAAGAACAAGACTTTCCTGAAATAAAAGAAAAGAACAAAGGCAAGTTTACTACCTGGGTAAAAAAGAATATGCCAGGTAAATCTACTTGCGCTGCTGCTAGTGCTGTAATGAAAAGCAAAGATAAGTATAGCGACTCTGTAGTTAAAATGGCTAATTACGCTAAAAACTTTGGCTGTAAAAGAAAATAATATGAGTTCTAAATTCTCTACCCCTTTTTTAAAAAAATCACCACTATTTGGAGCTTATGAAAACGCAGCCGACGGTCAAGCTTTTATGGGTGGTCTTGTCACTGGGCAAGAGCAATTTGCTAAACTACAAGATGATATTTTAACTGGATTAGGACCAAAGCAAGATACATGTAGTAAATTGCTAGGACGTAGAAACAAGGGAACTATAACTCAATCAGCTTATGAGGCTGCTTCCAAAGATTGTGGTAAAGAAGATAAATCTACTGAAAACGTTGAAGTACCAGATTCTGAGATAGATACAGAAAAATACCAAAGCGATGATTTTGTAGGAGATTTCCTTCAAGAACAAAGCGACGAAGCATTTAATAATAATCCTTATTATACCGGTCAAACACCTTACAGAGGATTAGATCAATACAATATAAATAATTAAAATGGGATACGCAAAAGGACACTACGGAAAATATACTGGTAACTCAAAGTTTGCACACGCACACACTAAAGTTACTGATGAAAATTATAAAGCTACTGAGCGAGACGACGCGGCTCATATAGATTATTTAAAGCGCGATGTATTATACGATGATCATCACGGACACAGCGACGAAAAAATGACTGCTGACGAGAAGCATATTTCAAAATTAGCAGGCGATATGAAATATGACAAAAAACATCACAGTTAAAAACAAAAAACAATGGGACACGGAAAAAACGCACATATGAGTAAAGGACCAGAAATGGGTCACTCACCTAATGAAATGGGTCATAGCCCAATGGAAAACCAAAACAAAGGTTATAGTCCAATGGCAAACCAAAACAAAGGTTACGCCAAGCAAGAAAGAAAAGATTTAATAGATGATAATCCAATAGCTGAACACGCTAGTTGGATGTCTAAGTTTGCAGGCAACTCTAGAATGGGTGGACCACAGATGAAAGGATCTCCTAACCACAAATACGATAGAGTTGTACTTGGTGGTAATAAAGGAGATAAATCTAAGACCAAGCCTGGTAAAAAAGATTACTAAAAACAAACAGTAGGGATCTGTAAAACCCAGCCAAACATAAACATTAACATAACATAAACAAAACAATCATGGCAAAATTTTTAAAAATAGAGTCTTCTGATGCAACTAATCCAGAGGTATTTATTGGAATTGATGAAATCACTCATATCAAAAGAGATGCATCAAATCCAAATACTGAAATAGAAATTGTATATACAGGAGGAACTTGCACAGTTACATTTACAGGTAATTCTGTTAATACAGAAACTCCAGTAAACGTATTAAAAGCTTTCAACGCCGCTCTAGCTGCTAACCCAGGTGGAGTAGTGTCAACAGTTGGAAAACCACTAGTTACTGCCCAAGTAGTTCAAGATCCAGCAGGAGCAGGTACTGCAATTGATGGTATCATGTATATAACAACTCCGGCCGTATACGTAACATACACTGACGTAGCATTTGCATAATATGAAATCACAAGGTTTAGGAGACAGCATAGAGAAGTTTACTAAGGCTACTGGTATCAAAAAAGTAGTAGACACAATGAGCAAGGGACTTAACATCCCTTGCGGTTGTGCTGCTAGAAAAGGAGCATTAAATAAAATGTTTCCTTATAAATAAACACTATGGCTTTTAAACTAAACAATCCTCCTTACAGAATTGATAATACTCCTATTTATAGAGTAGATATGGAAGATGATGTGATGGGTAAAGCTAACAACAACGGAACTATTATTATAAATAAAGATGTTCCACTAAATAAAGTTCAAGATGTTGTAAACCACGAAATGGTCCACATAGACCAAATGAAGCGTGGTGATTTAGACTATGATGATGATTTTGTTTATTGGAAAGGGAAAAAATATTCACGATCCGAGATGGACGAAGGTAATAAAAAATTACCTTGGGAAGACGAGGCATATAGAAACGCGTAATGAAGTTTTCAAAAAAAGGATATTTAAGAAATAGCCCAGATGTTAATAATTCTCAAAATATAATTCAAGGAGGTAAAATAACAATGAAAGGAGTTGATTTTAAAGTGCATGGCGTTGACAATAACGGTTATGCTAAAGTAATGACACCTGGTTATGATGCCAATTTTCCTAATGCAAAATACGTAACAGAAACACCAATAAAAAATAAAAATATGGCGCCATTTAAATTACGAATAGGCAAGGGTGATATGCCAAAGACAGGTAGAAGTATACCAAGTCCTTTTCAACAAAATGCAGATGAAGTTAGTGGTGAACCTTATATGGTTCCTGTTACAGGATCAAGTTACAGAATAAGTCAAAAAGCACTTGACCAAGCTTGGGAGCAAGCGCAGACAATGACGGCGCAAGGACTAAGCGGTACATTCATGGGAGATAACGCAGCGGTAAAACCAAAGTTTGAATTATTTAAAGGTAATAAACTTTTAAATATAAGTACCGGTTCAAAAGCTGGTATTAATGTGACTGGCTTAAGTGGTGAAGATACCGCAACTGGAGGATACGATCCTTACACTCTTGATAAAGATGCGTTTTATGACATGATGAGAACCGGAACTGTAACTATTATGCCTACAGGGGATGGTACAAATATGCTTGATAGATCTTTTCAAGAAAGACCAGAAACAGAGTCCGAAGAAAGAGGACGCTTATATAGAAAACGCGTTGAACGAGCTAGACAACAACGTCGTGAAAAACAAAACGGATTTACACAAGCTGAAGATGTACCAGTAGATACTACAACTGGAGTTAATTCAACCACTGAACCACTCACTAGAGAACAAAAATTACAAGAGCTAAAACTTAAAAGAAAGCAAAGAATGACTATTTCAAAAGAAAAAGCTCAAAAAGCTATAGCTGAAAGAAAAAGAAAATTAGAAGAACTCAAACGCAAACGCCAACAACGATAATTATGCCTATATTAGAAAAACAATCAGGAAGTGCTTTTTACAAAAAAGGACCTTTATTTCAAAAAACAGAAGAAGAAGCACAAGCCCAAGCTAAAAGCCAAGCGCAGAGTAATGCTTCAGAAAATTTAAAAAATAGTAAAAGAGTTTATGGTAAAACCACTAAGTCTCAAACCACTAAAGACGGTGTTACAACTTACACTAGTACAACTCCTTATTCTACAAGCGCGACAGGTAAAGGCGAAGGTGAATACGACAATAAAGTAATGCCAGCAGATTTTAAACCCACTCAAGCACAAACTAATGCAGCTAACAAAAGAAGAGCAGAGGCAAATAAATCACAAGAAGGAGTTGTAACAAGATCATTTAAGTCTGTTAAGTCTGAATCTATGCCACTCGTGCCAATGTCTGCAGAACCTACGGCTAATGTCGACATTCCAAAGAACATCCCACAAAAAACACCTAAATTAGAGAAAATAAAAGGAACAAGTAGTACAAAAGTTAAGATTAATAAACCTAAGCCGCGAGTAAAACTTAAACGAGCTGGAAGCGGAAGCTGTTCATGTAGTTAATGAAAAAAATATGGGAATGGCTTAGCGGTAACGTTATAAAAGACGTTGGAGACGCTATAGATAAACTTACGACTACTAAAGAAGAAAAGCTTCAGATTAAAAAAGAGATTCAAGTAATAATTGAAAAAGCTACAGCTGAAGCAGATATTCAAATAACAAGACGCTGGGAAAGCGATATGGCATCAGACTCTTGGCTTAGTAAAAACACTAGACCAATGGCTTTGATATTTTTATCTTTTATGGCTATAGCTTTTATATGGGTGGACAGTCATCACGAGATATCTTTCACTGTAGAACAAGAATGGATAGAATTACTAAAACAATTATTAACAACCGTGTACGTGGCTTATTTTGGATCACGTGGTTTTGAAAAATATAAATCAATAAGCAATAAATAATTATGGGACAATTTATTAATCAACCCGATTTTATAACTCACGATATTAAAGGTATTAATGCAAGTGATGATATAGATACATCTAAGTTTTTAGATAGTTCTCTTATATATATAGGCGGACAAACAGGATCGCAAACACTTTCAATAATTCCAGCAGGAGCTAATGATGGTATGGGTGCTGACACTCTTATTATAACTGATGGAGCTCAAACTGAGAACGTGGCTACAAACTTAGCAACCACAGGTGGATCAGGTACCGGATGCACTGTCAATATAGATTCTGCTGACGCCAATGGAGTAGTAACATCTGTTTCTGTAAACCAACCAGGTAAAAATTATAGTCCTGGAGATATATTAGAAATAACTGGTGGAACCGGAAGTGGTGCTAAAGTTCAAATAACAGGATTATCAGTAAATCCACCAACTCTGCAACAAGCTATAGTATTTGTAGCTCCTTCACTAGGTGAGTGGTTTCCAGTAGTAGTAGATTACGTTTTAGCAACAGGAACTACAGTGACAGATTTAATTGCTGGTAAATAATTAATATACAAGTGACTATATAAATATAACAATTAAATTAAATCAAATCAAATGGCAAAAATTAAAAAAGAAGAACTGGAACAAGTGGTTGCAGTTAAAAATAAATTAGACTCAGTAGTGGCTGAAATAGGTGTTTTAGAAACTCAAAAGCACGCGCTGCTTCATAAAGTAGCAGAAGTAAATGAAAAGCTCGCTGAAGAAAAAAAGAACTTAGAAGAGTCTTACGGTAAAATCTCTATTGATCTTGAAACTGGAGAGTATAAAGAAATAAAAGAAGAAGAGTAGTGGACTCAGTTATAAGAAAAATAAGTATAGGCTCAGATTACAAAAACGACGCAATGCACTACTCTATTGGGCAACAGGTTTATGGTGGTCATGAAATAGCCTATATTTTATTTAAAGAAGATGATAAATCTTATAATATTCACATAAAGAAAAATGACGAGGTATTGCCATGGAAGAAGTTTAATTCTAACATGGCTGTATCTGTTGAGTATGATTTAGAATACTAATGAAAAGCTTATACGATTTTATCATCAAACCGCTTGGTGATAAATATAAAAACACAGTTAAAATAGCTGGCAAAAATGTAGTTATCAATACTAAAATTGAAAACTGGAAGTTTGTAAATCGTTTAGCTGAGGTTGTAGAAACGCCACTAGCTTTTAAATCCGGTATTAAAAAAGGTGATATAGTAGTTATACACCAAAATGTATTTAGAACCTTTTATGATATGAAAGGTAAGAAAAAGAAAAGCAGATCCTATTTTGAAAATGATTTGTATTTCTGCAGCCTTGACCAGGTTTATTTATATAAAAATAAAAACGGTTGGAACACTGTTGGTGACAGATGTTTTATAACACCTATAAAAAGTAATGATTCTCTAACGCTTGATAAAGAGCGTAAGCTTATTGGTATATTAAAATATAGTAATAATTCCTTAGAAGCGCTAGAAATAAACCCAGGAGACCTAGTTGGCTATACACCTAATGGTGAATGGGAGTTTTTAGTTGAAGGAAAGAGACTTTACTGTATGAAATCTAATGATATTGTAATTAAGTATGAACACCAAGGAAACGAAGAAGAATATAATCCAAGCTGGGCAGCGAGCAGTTGAGGAGTTAATCAAAGTAGCTAAAGAAGCTATTGTTGATTCAGATGATGACATATCAGCTGACAGACTTAAAAACGCAGCGGCCACAAAAAAGCTAGCTATATTCGATGCCTTTGAAATACTTAATCGCATTGAAGAAGAAGAAAACTTATTAAACGAAAAACCTAAAGAAGTTAAAGAAGAAAGAACTTTTAAAGGTTTTGCTGAAGGAAGATCTAAGAAATAATGTACGAACAAGCGTTATATAAAATTTTAAAAGATCACATAAAGCCTAAGGTTTTAAAACGTATGAACCGTTATAAAAAATGGGAGTACGGTTATAACAAAGAGCACGACATTATTGTTATAAGTAAAGACGGTACAATAGGTGATATATACAAAATACAAAACTTAAAAATAGCTTTACCAATAGCTAAGAATCTACATAAGTTTGAAACTAACAGGTGGGAATACACGGAATATCCTAAAATATTAAAAAAAATAAAGTCAGTATTTGATTGGGAACAATATCCACTAGACTTTAAAGAAAAATGGTATGATTACATCGATAATGAGTTCGTCCGAAGGGAAGAAGGCTTTTGGTTCTATAATAAGAATGTGGCTACTTACCTTACTGGTACTCACTATATGTACTTGCAGTGGTCCAAAATTGATGTTGGGCAACCAGATTTTAGGGAATCAAACAGATTATTCTACATATTCTGGGAAGCTTGTAAGGCCGATCATAGGTCATATGGAATGTGCTACCTTAAAAATAGACGATCTGGATTTTCATTTATGGCGTCCGGGGAGTGCGTTAATATGGCAACCATATCAAGCGACTCTAGGTTTGGAATATTATCAAAGTCTGGACCAGACGCGAAGAAGATGTTTACGGACAAGGTTGTACCGATATCAGTTAATTACCCCTTCTTTTTCAAACCAATTCAGGACGGTATGGACCGCCCCAAGACAGAACTTGCGTACAGAGTACCCGCGACAAAATACACCCGTAAGAAGCTTGAGAACAACGAGACGCTTAGAGAACTCGACGGGCTTGACACCACGATCGACTGGAAGAACACCGGTGACAACTCGTACGACGGTGAGAAACTCAGGTTACTCGTCCACGACGAGAGCGGTAAATGGGAGCGTCCGACGAACATCCTCAACAACTGGAGGGTTACGAAAACGTGTCTACGATTAGGTAGTAGAGTCATAGGTAAATGCATGATGGGTTCAACTAGTAATTCATTAGACAAAGGCGGTGACAATTTTAAAAAACTATACAATGACTCAGACGTCACTCAACGAAACGCGAATGGACAAACTCGCTCTGGATTATATAGCTTGTTTATACCTATGGAGTGGAATTACGAAGGATACATTGATTCTTATGGACTACCTGTCTTCGACACGCCAAAAAAACCAAGGCAAGGACCCCAGGGTGAAACAATAGATTTAGGTGTAATAGAGTATTGGGATAATGAAGTTGAAGGTCTTAAGCAAGATCAAGACGCTTTAAATGAATTTTACAGACAATTTCCAAGAACTACTAAGCACGCTTTTAGAGATGAATCTAAAGAATCTTTATTTAATCTAACTAAAATTTATGAACAAATAGATTATAATGAAGATTTAAAAAATTCTTTAAGTGTAACTAAAGGATCTTTTCAATGGCAAAATGCTGAACAAGATACTAATGTTATATTTGTGCCTAACAATGACGGAAGGTTTTTAATATCTTGGGTTCCAGACGCAGAGATGCAAAATAAAAGATACTCTAAATATGGAACTAATTATCCTTCAAATGAACACGTTGGTGCTTTTGGCTGTGATCCATATGATATATCAGGTACAGTAGACAAAAGAGGTTCAAAAGGATCTTTGCACGGCCTAACAAAATTTAGCATGGAAAACTCTCCTGCTAATCATTTTTTCTTAGAATATATAGCTAGACCTCAAACAGCTGAAATATTTTTTGAAGACGTATTAATGGCTTGTGTTTTTTATGGCATGCCAATACTTGTAGAAAATAATAAACCTAGACTTTTATATTACTTTAAAAAAAGAGGATATAGAGGCTTTGCAATGAATAGACCTGATAAGAAATACAGCAAATTATCTATAACCGAAAGAGAAATAGGTGGAATTCCAAACTCAAGTGAGGATATAAAACAAGCTCACGCATCAGCTATAGAAACATATATTGAAAATTTTGTAGGATTAAAAGAATCTGGTTATGGAGATCTATATTTTCAAAGAACTTTAGAAGACTGGGCAAAATTTAATATAAACAATAGAACAAAACACGATGCCTCTATTAGTTCTGGATTGGCTCTTATGGCTTGTAACAAGCATAGGTATTCACCAGTGAATAAAATAGATTTAAAACCTGTAGACCTAGGTATAAAAAGATATGACAATAGAGGAGCTACATCCAAAATAATAAGTTAAATGAATATATACACTAATTCAAATAGCGCGTTTCCAAGTCAAGTTGTAAGCAATGCAGAAAAAGCAAGTATGGAG